CATGTCATTAATATCTTTATATTTCAATGACTTTGGCCATATACAAATATTATAATTTTTTTCTATTAATTTTTTCATTTTATTCACAATCTCTATACTTCTTGGTTCGTTATCGAAAACATATACTGCTTTTCGTTTTAAATTTTTTATTTCTAAATCAGAGCCTGCAACTGCGATAGCGTTAGGGAGGAATAAACTATCAATAGGACCTTCTGTAATGTATATAGTTTTGTTTATGTCTAGTCTATCTAAACCATATATTCTTCTTTTGTTCTCATCTAATTTAATTGTTATATATTTTGGTTCTTCATCACCAAAGGCACGACCTTGAAAAGCAAACATTTTATTATCTACATCAAGAAAAGGTATTATAACTCTAGGATGATCTTCTTTAACATTAGGAAATTTGTTGGGTATAAGTTTATTAACCCAATCATAGAAATGCCATGTGACATAAAGTTTATCGTGGTAATAATTTAAACGCCTCTTATCAATAAACATTTTGTAAGCAGGGTGATTAGGTATCTTATCAAATCTCGTTAAGTCTTTTAATGTCTTGTCATCAAACTTAACAGGTTCAAATTTAAACTCTGGTTCTTGTACTGTGTTATTATTACCAGATTTATATTTCTCTATAACATACTGTTTATATAATTGTGGGTCGATATACTCTATAAGTTTACCAAGGGTTGTGCCTTTTGAACAGTTATGACATTTATAAAAATATTCATTCTTAACTGCATAAACAAAACCCCTGGCCTTTGACTTATTCTTTTTACTATCACCACAATAGGGACAGCGAAAGTTAAAAAGATTTCTAGACTTCTTTTTAAATCTATCTAATCGTGAGGATATGTTGTAAAGATATTGTACATCAATCATTGGGGCATATTATATCAGGAAATTACTGTACTGTCAAGTGTTCAGTAACATTATCTCTTGTTGTTTTCATTTCATCAAATACAACTTTAATATTATGTTTACCAAACCAATGATTTAACATATCAGTATATGCGGGTTTCTTTTCGTTATACCAGTTAGTTTCTGAATCTTCATTTTTAAAGTAAATATAAATTTTAAAAGTTTCTATTTTAATATTCTGTTTTATCTTTTTATATATCTCATCCATGGAATCAGTAACACCAAACTTTTCACTAGAGAAAGCTCTACAAAATACACCTGGTTTATTATTTTCTCTATCAACTAATTTTTTCATGTTATCATGGTCAGGTGTTCCTCTACCATAATTAATCCAATTTGTATTAGTAGGATTTATCTTTTCATGCATTTCATCAACAAGTTTATTAACTTTTCTTCTTTCAGCATTATTAAGATTATAATATTCATATATCTTTTTAACTTCATCTGAATTTTTGTTAATACCAGCTAACTTTAAATCTAAAACATCTTTTGCGATAGTTTCTAAATCAGTATCTAACGTTCTTTTTTTTCTGGGATTAAGCATATTTGCTAACAATTTAACTTCTTGATCTGTTAAATGTTCATGACACTCTTTAGGTAATTTTAAAAGAGGTAATCTACCACTGTCTTTATATCTTGATTTTGTAAAACCATTATAAGTATGACTACCACCTATCCTTAGGTTACCTATTCTATCTTGCCATATTCTATCTGCTAACTCAACGATAAGGTATTTTTTAAAGTCACCTGTTGTATTCATATCATTTGCAATATCTAACGAATGTTTATTATCTAGAGTAAAATTTCTAGATTGCAAAGCAAATGTTGATAAATTAGATAGTCTAGTATCTACTGGTAAGATACCATCATATGACCTCTCATTTAATATTTCATTAGCCATTTCTTCAAGCATATCTACTCTAGGTATTGTCGTCTTTGAAGGACTACCATTGGTTTTATTATAATACTCTGGATTATTAGCTGCGTCAACTGCTGTCAATTTTTGATGTTCAACCGCTTTACAAAATTCAACATCACCCCATGACGTAACCTCATATCTAAATTCACCATCGGGATCAGCAAACGCCTCTTTAAATTCTGCATTTGTTGATGAGTGCATATAGTCATCATTAGTATCACCTTTATGATAACCTAAATATTTTTTATTATTTTTTAAATTTGTAAATTGATAAACAAATGCTTCATCATTCTGTTCGTTACTAGCAATTTGCTCTTCAACTATTTGTTTAGGTAATTGTGTAATCATAAAATTCTCCTCGTTTTGTTTAGTATAATATACCATAAAAACGAAGAAAAGTCAAGGGCTAATTAGCCCTAGAAAACTAACAATTATTGAAGGGTGCGACATAGTGTCGCAGGACTAATCTCTAGTCCTGTCTTGTGTATTTGTTTTTATTAATATTGTAGAGGTGTTCATTGAGGGCGTCCTGCCAGTTCCTACCATACTCTGTCCTGTAATAACGAATGAGATTTGGATCCACATTATCAAAATTATTGTAACTAGGGACAATAGGAGTGCGGAGGGCCTCAATGATACCTTGTATAAATTGTACCATTTGTTTCCTTTCATATTTAGCATACATTACTATATAACATACTTTTTTCAAAAATAGTGCAGCTATAATGAGAAAGAAGGTATAACTTTGAAGCATACTAATGCTATATATAGTATGCGTTTTTTAGATATGTATAAATAGAGTATTATGAATAATGAAACTAAAAAAGAAAAATATAATTGGTCAGGTGTTTATGTTAAGATTGGAAACAGAGGACCAGAGTTAACCAAACAGCCCCATGTCCATACTCCCTTGAAGTATGAACCCCAAGAGGATAGCGCCGCCGATAATCAACCAACGCCACCTCTCAAGGACACCGACTCTTCCGTCTAAACGGTTTGCCACACTATCTATTGCCTCTCGTAAGTCTCTCGATTGTGTACTAATTCTAGAATGTAGTTTTTCTAAATCTTCTTCCCATTCTCGTCTTCTATCTTCTAGTATAGAAAATAAATCATCTTGTGAGGTATCAACCCTTCTTAATTTTTCTTCATGAACAGCAAGCATAGACTTTATACCAGCAGATATATCTGTTAATCTAGTTATTGCGTCATCAAGTCTTTGATGAACTTGTCCAGAGGTATCTCTATCTGCCTTTAAGACAGCGATATCTTTAATCAGTTCCTTCAGATTGTTCCCGTTCTCCACTTTCGTAATACTCCTTATAACTTAATATGATTTGATTTTGTTCGTATAGTTTATTACGAATATCAGCAAAGTTTGTTGATAGTTTTTTATAACCCTCGTCTGTAACTGCAAACAAGGCATAATCGCCACCTTCTGCTTTCACTCTTTCCATAACTTCATCAACATTGTCTTTTGTTACAATAATCCACTCTACATCTATTAACTTTAGAGGCACAGGCATTGGTAGATCAAGAGGTTCTCTTTTCTTCTCAATCTTATAATTACTTATTTCTTTGACTGCTAGTCCTGCACACCCATTAAGGAGTAGGCCAAAAACTAGGACACTCACGATTAGGCGTACCATTCAATTCCTCCTCAGTTAAAGGCGAACCACTTGCAATCTCTACACATCTTGCAGCACTTTTACTCGCCCCATTTATAATTTTTTCAACAAGTTTAGGTTTGTTTTCTGCAAGATTACCAATATCGTGCTTACCTAATCTCTTTTCTAAATCTGCTTTGTCTTTTTCTAACTTTGCTTTTTCTTCTTCTAATTTAGTTAGTGTTTGTCTTATCTTTTTAAAATCTTCTGCTTGACTTTCAATAACTAGTTTCTGATCTTCTACTGCTGATTCTAATTTAATTTGATTAGATTTTAAAGTAGCATTATCTTTTTGTAGTTTGTTTATGTATAAGTATCCTCCACCGGCACATGCCATCATTACTAATACCAAACCTATTTTCAAACTAGTGAACATTACTGTTTATCAAACTTTTCTAATTCTGCTATTCTTTCTTCTAACTCGTCTATTTTTTTTGTTATTCTCGGATATCTTTTACGCCATGCATTAGGATCATTTTGTAACCATGTCCAACCCCAACGTTTAACAAGATACTCTAATGTGCCATCAAACTTACTTACTGCCCATGTTGCTAGTTTTGTATCTTTAAACCAAAACAAAAATGCAGCACCAAGTAGTGAACCTGCGATTGCTGTGTATATCCATAGGCGATCACTCGCCATTCTTTCTATCATTTCCCACATTACTTAACTAATTCTTTTCTGCAAAAATTATAATATGCTTCTATACTATGGTCGCTAAAACCATCTACTTTTAATTTACCAAAACCTCGTAGTGTTCCTTTTAACCATTGTTTAAACATATACCATCTACTAAATTTTTTAGATACATTACCATCTACATCAAAGTATATAAACTTACCGCCATCACCTGATACATGTTTGTATCCTAATATTTCAAATGGTACTCTAGTTACGATATCGTTATTATTTCTAAATCTATATCTGTTACTTGATAAGAATGATTTAACAAACTTTCTACCACCAACTCTTGGCGAACCATAAGTATATAAATGTGTAGTAATTGTATTCCATCTACTTGCAGCAAGTGTTGCTAATGCACCACCTAAACTGTGACCAGTAAAAAATACATCTTCTCTTTTTTGCTCTCGTAACCATTTAGATACGTCATCCCATACTTCATTTAAAGCGTCTCTAAAACCTCTATGTACAAAACCTGTAGGACATTTTACTTTTCTTATTTTTAAATCTGCTTTGATATCTGACCATTGTGTTGGTTCAGTACCACGAAAAGCAACACATGCTATATTATTATCTAACCAACAATATACTTGTGTTCCGTCTTTATCAAATAATACTGCTTCTGGATCAAACTCTTTTTGAAAACTGTTTAAATCTTTGTAGGCATACATTGACGCCTTTGCCATGATAGTAAAGTTTGACCAACTATTGACTTCTTTTTTTAGACCCTGCATTTTTTTTCCTCGCTATAATGTTCATTGGTTTAAATGTACCCAAACCTGGACCTTTAGCTGTTGCATTTAAAGCATATGCTTTTGTTGGATACGGTGATTTCATATTACCAATACTTGCGATAGGTCTATGTTGATCCACAGGAATGAATGAGCCTATAGCGTTCTTTAATGTTTTGAAACCTTGTACATTACCATTCATCATTTTTCTCATCATTTGTTGTTGTGTCTCTTGCAACTTATCATAAAAATGCATTACTGCTTCTGCTGTTGCAACATCAACTTTCATTTTACCACCTTTATCAAATGTAATCTTTTGTGTTTGTTTTTCTTTAATTATATTTTGTAATACTTCAACATTTTCATTATGGTCAGAAAATGGACCATTATATAAAAACTCGTTTGCTTTTTCTTCTATTGTTTTATGTGTGCCAATATTATCAATACTATCTTTAATTTGATTTATGATACTACCATATTTTTTTTGTTCACCAATGCCATGTTTTTTCTTTGCCATGTTCATTGCTGTTGCATACATTACAGATTTTGCTTTGGCACCATATCGTTTTACAAATTCTGCTTTTTTAGGTTTTAATTCTTTTACAAATTTTTCAGCGTCATCTAAAACTTTCTTTGGTAAATCTTCAGCTTCTGTAATGCCTCTCGATATCTTGTGCCATTGACCACCACCCATTCTATTGTGACGTATTGCTCTAACTTCACCTGTTACTGAATTTTGTAATATTATAATACCTTCTCTATTTTTTACTGCCCATGAATATAAGGCACGGTGACCTTCATCTTCCATGTTAAGATATTTTGACCACTTTTCAAATTTCTTTTTACCTCGTCTGAACATATCAAACAAAGCAGGACTTACATTAAACTGTTTTGATTTTCTTTTCTTTACTCGTTTTGCCGTAGGTGGCATTGACACAGCACCATCACCAGCAACATTAGCAATTTCTTCTTTCTTTAACGTTTCTTTTAACGCCATTAACTGATTACTAAAATCTGCAAATGTTCTCATTTAATTTTCTTCTATGTCCTCTATTGTTACTAATAACACATCTTTTGTTTTATCATGTATAACTTCAAACACATCTTGACCCATAACTGTATCTGATGGTGCCTGGTCAGAATATACTGTCACAGTATCTCCTTTCTTACCAATCACTTTATCATCTTCATCTACACCTACATCTTGTACTAACTTGTAAGTGCCTTTGAGTAGTTTATCAGCGAAAGCGATTTCTTCTCTAATATCACCATCTTCTTCTTCAACTAAATCATTGTCTTTTAAGTATTTATAAAACTCTTTTTCAAGCAATTGTCCATCACTATCATGCATTTGGTCAACATGTTCTTTGATAAGAAATAGGGCGGCAGCATAACTCGCTAATCTAGACTTACCACCAGGTACCTTTTCAATTAATTTCTTTATATTGAAAACTAACCTGTGTAAAATAGTATATGCTCGCCTTTCCTCTATTCGCTCAAGTGACCTATACTTCTTTAAAACTTTACCTCTTTCATCAATAATACCTAACTTAAATGCTTCAGTTTTATTGAAAGGTGTAACTAATAGTTTTAAAAAACGAAACGTTATGAAAGCGTCTATTGCCGGACTTGCCATCTATATTCCTTTTAATGTTTCCATCAACTTTACATCTATTGAGATTTGTGTCATTTCACTTATTGTCATATAGTTTAGAAATAATAAAAATGTTTTCAAGACTGACCAATGCTCTTGACCTATTTTAAAAAACAATAATACTTTTACTGCTTCTGGACCAAAAACATTTTGTAAAACAATTATATGGTTCATTATGAGACGTTCCTTTAATATACCTGTTGTTGAATGTTTTTTAAACAATCGTTTCAGATATTTAAAACGTTTCATATCATCATAAAATTCCTTTTCGCCTACGGCTTGAGGATTGTCATAATGTTTTATAGCAAACATAAGGACATTGTCCTTTGTCAGTCTATCAAATCTCATTGGCTACGCTAATTCAGCGTAAACCTTACATGCTCCGTTATTTAATGTTTCGTATCTCAACTTTAATTGTCTTTCAATACCATCATCATTTTTTACTTCACCTGCAGGTTCTTCGCCTGTTTTTCCATATACCCCACCAAACTTTGATAATGGAATACTTACGCTTCCACTTTTATCTGCAAATTCTGGTAGGTCCCCAACCATTTCTACACCAAGACCATGTAACTTACTTCTCAAATGATTTACTGCAGCCATTGGATTAATATGTTCCATGCTTGCAATCGAACCAACAAAATTGTTTATTCTTGCAACAATCTCGTTATCCC